ATATACCGCCTCCGCAAGTTCGATATTATATTCCCTATCCTCGTGAGTGATTTTTATATCTCTGAACTCAGTCGGCAAAATGCTTGAATAATGATACTCTTTGTATTGCCCGTCGTAAACGCCGATACCCTCCAAATAATACCACTCGTATTGCAAAACCCCTGTTTCGTCGGCGTATTTTTGCCTGCTGTCGGCAAGGAAAATATTTCCGTCTACCAAAAGGCACAAATAGCCGCCCCACTCTTCAAGCACGCAGTTTTTCAGTTTGGAATTTACGAGTTTTGCGTCAATAAGGTAAGACCTATGCTCGTTCGCTCTTTCGGACGATATTTTTAACTGCGAAACACCCTCAACTCCAAGCCGAGAAATAAAAATCGGATCGTCAAGGAAATTGCAGCACGCCCCGACGCAACCCAGCCCAGGCAAGCCCTGAACAGACGGATAAATGCGCGGCAGCAAATTTTGATTGCTGTTTGTAGCCGTATGAAAATAAATCGAACTGTCCTGCTGAGTATCTGCTTTGAGTACCATAAGCGTATCTGAAACACACATAATGCCAGTTATGGGCGACAAACCTACGCCGTCTTGCATATAGTTGAGAATGCCGAAATAAGACGGATCTGCGTACCCTGTACTGTTTCTGCCGCAATAAAAAACGTAATTCGGATAATCTGGGTTTCCAGTACAGAAAACTCTACCGTCATAAGTTGTACAAAGCGTACACTTTGAAATCAACTCCGAAATATCCGACATATTTTCGGTTACACCGTCTATTGACGTATATACTTTTGACGCTGTTATTTCAATACCAGCATAGCCTTGTACGTAGCCCGAATCTTCGGGTTTAGCGGGAGCGGTAGTAAACGTTATTTTGCCGTTGGTAAGGTCTACCGTATAATCGGTGCTTACCGTTTTTGCCGTACCATAAACCTTCACAGAAACGACGGAATCGAGATTGTTCTCGTTCATTAAAAATTCTTTCGTCGTTCCGTCGGCAATAAACGTATGCTTAAACTTCGGCGTGAGGATATTGCGTTGTTCGTATTCTGTGCCTATATTCGCATTTTCGCCAGCAGGAATTATACCGATATACGTCGTCGGTATATACGCAGAGTTTTTTACCTGAGAAATACTGCTGCCGTCGTACACAAGATAATTTTTGCCGTCAAGAATGTACAGTCTGTTATTAAAAACAAAGTGCTGACTCTTATGTTCGTTCATAGCCGAAAAAAGCAAATCACTATCCTTTGATACACCCTCATAATACGAAATATCGAGCATTTCCTCTGCAAGCAGTTCGGAACTTACGATTTCCAGCGTTTTGCTCGACGCAGTATACTTTGAAATATTGAGCGTAATATCTTCGCCCGTCTGCCTATGTAAACCGATTACTGCGTCGCAGGAAAAAGGCAGTACAACTCTGAATGTTTTAATCGTTGTACCGTTCGTTTCGACCGCCGAAACGGGCTCTGAGAGCGTTATTTTGCCTGCTGTCGGCACATTTATTGATAGCGGATAATTACGCCATAAATAAAGGCGTTTTCCGCTGTGAACGAGTACGCTTGTCTTTACGGTATCGCCTGATTTATACTGAAAATAGATAATGCCGTAAATTTCTTTTTCGCTGGTTTCCGTGAATAAGCCCGTCGCTTTGCCGTTTGTGTCGATTTTTGGCTTTTTTGCAAAATAGCAGCGTTTACGAAAACCCGCAACGGTTTCCAGCGCGACACCCTGTTTGCTGCGATAATCTTTGTACATATTTACAGCATAAGCAAGGCGCGACGGGTTGACTTGCGTATGGTCGTTGGAAAAGTCAACGCCTCTGAAATTACCGTAATATCTGTTATACTCAGTCGTTCCTTTGCTGAGATTTTCCCTTGTTTTGAATGAATACGCCATACCCTACCACCCGTTTCTGTTTCTGTAAACGACAGGCTCTAATTTCTTTGCGGTGGCATAAATTTCGGCTGCCTGTTCACGGTAAAGCGAGAGATAATACTCTGCTTTTGTCGGCTCGTCGTCAACCCAGATATAAGCCGCCACAAGGTTAGGTAAAATCGCGCACAAATCGTCGTCAAGGTCGATATTCGTTGTTTCTGCGTTTTCATCCTGATTGATTGACGCGATTTTTTTGTTATACCTAACGCTATATGAGCCTTTAACAGACGCGGGAATAAGGAGCGTTGCGTCGCCAGATACAAAATAATCTGAATCAAGAACAAAGCCCTTACTTTGCCCCGCGTCCGCTATCGGAGGACGCACAAACGAGGCGAAATCGTTTGCGAGGCTGACAAAATCATAAGCAACGTATTCCGAAAAATCGGGAATATCCGTTACTTTTTCAGAGCGCAATTTATCATATATTGCAACGTTTTTTACCCACAAAACATAATCGCCAGCAAAACGCAAACGTACAGTTCCAGTGTAAAAATCGCTGCCGTCTTTGATAAAACCTCTGTATTTGGTAAAACTGCCGTCGGCACTCGTCAGAGTTTCCGAGCCTATTACAGCCCATTCGTCGCCAGCAATATTTTTTTCAATAATTAAAGTTCCGTTGCCGTTGCACTCAAAATAATAAGCCTTTGCACCGTCGGCAACGAAAATAAGAGCCTCGTCGTCATTACTGACGGGCTCGCCCTTGTCATTTCCGAGTAAGTTATCTATCGGGAAATGGCTTAATTCGTATACTTTTGTTTTCGGTCTTAACCGATTTATCTGAATAATAGCCCTGTTTACGGCTAAGTAAAATCTGTCGTTATCTTCGAGCGAGGTTTCAAAGCCTAACTGCGCTACGGAATCGTAGAGTTCTTTTATGGTCATTACAAAACCTCCTTAAATATTTTCAGACGGGGCTCGTATCTCATAACTACAAGCCCCGCTGAAAGCCTAAATCGCAGCGTTGCAAAGCGTGGAAAGCGCGGGCGACTGCGAGTTTAGATTAAGCAAGTGCCAAATCAGTGGCGTTGGGAACTGCGGACGAAGATTTGACGGCAAGCAAAATATGTTTCCAGTTCGAGAAACCTATGCCCATACGGCAGTAACCGTTGTAGATAAGGTTACGGGTATGAATATCAACCTCGCTCTTAATATCGAGCGCAACACGGTTGTAGAACATATTTCCGAGCAAATTCTCGTTTGCCTCGGAGGACATAAGCATAAATCTGTCGTCGTCGGTTTCCCAGCCGTCAAGAATTACGATAGTCCAGTTGCCGTACTGCGTGTTAATATCGTTGTAGTCCGTTCCCGTCGTTCTTTCCGAACCGATAACCTTTTTAACGTCGATTTCGAGTTCGGGGCGGTTGGACGGTAATACGATAATATCAGGCGTATATCCGAGAGTTTCGCCGTTTTCGTCCTTAAAGTTACGCATTTTGTTTGCGAGAATACCAAGAGATTTTTCAAGTTTCGCGGTATCGCCGCAAAGTTTATCGTCGTAATAGAAATTCGACTGCGTTTTGCCTTTGAATTTCGTAGTGGCAAATTTATGCGCATTGTGGAAAAGCGGCAACCCGTCGCCGACGGTCAAATCAACGGTAGCCTTATTAAACGTACCGCTCGTGCTCGTGCCGTGAGCCAAAGCCCACGCGCCGAGTTTAACGCGCGTTCTGTAATACGCACGGATAAACCCTTTCGGTCTGTTTCTGAACTCTGCGGGAAGTCCGAATTTTGCGTCGTCGAGCATTTCCTTTGTGATAGTAAATTCTTTCATAAAGGGAATGTGCTCAATCGTCTTTTTGAAACCGCTTTCGGGTGCGTCATTTTCCGCACCTGCGCCCTCTTTCGCGCTCTGGAATAAACCAAAGTCGCCTTGTCCCATTACGGTTTCGGCGTAACGTTTCGATTTTTCGACGTTATAAAGAACGTCGAGCAGGGTTTTCTTTTTTTCGAGGTCGTTGCTCTCGTTTTCGATAAGTGCCTTAATCGGGTGTTCAAATTTTCCGATATACGGGTCGTTCGCGCCCGCAAGTTTAGAGAAAATAATACTCATTTCTATGCCTCCTGTTAATTACTCAAAGATTACTTCGATTTCGTCGCCAGCAGCAGTTTTCGCGTCGAGAGTATCGACAACAGTCGCAACGCCGCTGGTGGTTACGTCCGTAACGCCTAAACCGTCGCTGTCAACGGTTACTTTGCTGCCGAGAACAACCGCAACCGCCGAACTGGAATAAGTTACGGGAACGGCAAAAACCATATTTTTTGCAATTCTGTAACAAGGCAATTTTTCAGCCCCAGACGCAGGCGCGACATAATCTTTCGCCGCAATGTGAGTGGGTTTTGTGGTACCGCTGGCTTTCGTCAGTTTTCCGCTGGAAAGAACGAGTGCCTCGCCCATAACAAAACTTTCGCTCGCGGTTACGGGCAAAAGTTCCATTTCGGGAACATTCATTCTACCGTTAATAATTTTTTTAAGATTAAACATTGTGTTTGCTCCTTATAAAGTTTTTTTGTAAAGTTGGATAATCTCTTTATCCGTTTTGCGCGGGAACATTTCCCGCCACTCTTTAAGAGTAGATTTCGGCATTGTAATACCGTCGCCCGCCGCTTTTTTCGGCGCGACGGACGTTATATGATTTTTCCCGTCGTTTACCGCCTTTTGTGTCGCCGCTGCGGACTGTTTCGCTCTTACGTCATTACCTTTAACTGCCAAATAAGCGGTTTTTGCGTCTATCCCGCTATCTCTGAGCCGCCCGAATTTTGCAAATTCGTCGATATTCGCAAAAGCGTCTTTAATCTGCTTAGTTTCAAGCAGGTCTGGGAACGATTTTTTAAGTTCGGCAAGGTCGTTTGCCGCAAGCGTTTCAAATTTTTGCCGCCTAAGCGTTTCACGAGCCTGTTCAACTTCTGCTGCGTCGTCCTTTGTTTTGCGGTATTCTTCAAGGCTCACGCCGTCCGATTCCGCTGCTGCTTGCTCTAATGCCTCCTCAACGTTATCCCCGTCAACCTTAAAGCCGAGTTTTTCCAGCGTTTCTTTCGCCTGAGCGCGGAATTTGCTGTTTTGCTTTTTAAGGTTTTCTATGATAGCGTCCTTTTCTTCCTGACTATCGGCGGCGGTGCTGTTATTATCCTCGCCGCTATCGTTCGAGCCGACCTTTTCGCCGTTTTGCTCGTCCGAGTTTTCGGATTCGTCCAGTTCGTCGTCCTCGTCAAGATCTACCTCGTCGTCGATCTCTTCGCTTTCGTCTATTTCCGATTCTTCGTCGGTAGCCGCACCGAGTTCCTCGTCTGAATCGCCGTCAAGGTCAAAATCCTCGTCGTTCTCGATTTCCTCACTACCGTCGGTATCTTCGTCGTCTAAAAGCGATAGATTCTTTTTGTCAATTTCGCCAGCCATTTATGTGTTCCTCCTTTGGCTTATTTCGATTTCTTTCCGTTTCTAAGGTCGGAGCCTTTAACGACCGTAGCCTTAGGCTGGTCGGTTACGGGCTTAGGTGCTCTGATAATGCCACCCTTGTTAGTGGCGTAGGGGTTTCCCTTATTTCCGCGTTTCTGCATAACTAACAACCTCCTTTTTGAGAATTTTTATAAAAAGAAAATGAGCCCCCGATACTCTTACTGGCAAGAGTGGGGGCTCAAATCTCTTCGGACTTTGGCACTAAATGTGTGTATGCAATTTTTACTAATCGGCTTTTATGGAATAAATACGCCCGCAGAACTTACAAACAACGGTTATTCCCTGACATTTACTGCCTTTCGTAAAACCGACTGCGTGTATCGTCTTTTTACAATGCGGGCAAATCGCCTTTTTTACTTCCGTATCTTTTGGAATTTCTTCAAGTTGAAAAGCCATATTATGCTCCTTTACGCCGTTTTGCATTGTAATTATATCATACTATTTACTCAAAATTGTACCCGAAAAATATTGTGTGTCGTTAATTTACTCGTCTTTTCAAAAGATTTAAGCAAAAAAATACAAGTTTAACAATGTTAGACACCTCGTTTTTCATTGCAAAAATAATATCGTTATGCTATAATAAAATAGCCAAATAACTTACAAAAGAAAATAAATCGCGCTCTTTTTACAAAGAAAGGGCGCAGATTGCGTTATTTTACGCGACAACTCTATTCCAAATCAAATTTGATAAAAACGCAGATTTTACGGGATAGAGTTACATACATATATCTTTGTAAGTTGTTTGGCGACGACGAAGTTTGCGTTTTTTGTGCGCTGGCTTTGGTCGGCGCACTTTTTATTTTCAGGGGCAACAATGAAGATACTACTGCTTTTTATAGCCCTTATATTGATACTGCCTTTAATCGGGCATAGGCGATATGACAAAAGCGACTACTGGGATAATGTCTTAGGACTGTTGGGCTATTTCTTTTTATTGTTTGTTTTGATTATAGTGGTAGCAATATTAAAAATATAAATTAGGAGGACATAGGAATATGAAAAAACGCTTTCTTGCGACAATCTGTACAATCTTATTTATTTGCTGCTTTTTAACTGGTTGCAAGAAAACTTGCACCGTTACGATTGTTTCGACACCAGTCGAAACTACTAACAGTCAAGGTATTTACGCTCAATTAAATGCGGATAAATACAACAAAACTTTCACAATAAAGGTTGAAAAGGACGGCATAGTCGGCACTATCGACGTTCCCTCGCCCGAATATGTTACCTTTTGCGGCTGGTACACCGACAAGAGTTATACATATCAATGGAATCCAGCGACAGATACGGTTAAAGGGGATATGACGCTTTATGCGAAATGGGAAAGGAAATAACTTATAAAATACTAACGGGCACTCCGAAAAGTGCCCGTTTTCTTTTTATGCAAGATATACCCTGCCGTTTCTTACAGTAAGCCCGCACATTTTTGCAAGTGCTGTTTTTTCTTCGGAGGAAAGCCCAGATTTTGCAATATACTGCGCTACAACACGTTTTACCTGCTTTGCCGACACACCCGAAATATCGCCGTCGGATATTGAATAGCCCGAACTCATAATAAGCATAAGTTTCTGAACAATGGGTAAATCGGTTGACATTGTGTATTGTATCAATTTTTGTTTCCGAGAGCCACTTACCGTTTTGCCGCTTGACGTAACGTCTGCCTCGATACTTTTCGTTGCAAAATAGTAATCGTAGTATGTATCGTAACTCACACCGAGTTTGTTAAGGTTTGTCGCCTTTTCATAAACGGTTTTATTGTACGATTTTAACGCATATTCCGCGCCTACAACGGTACTTATCGCGTCGAGATAACTCATATCAAACTTATCGTCGGAAAGGTCGTATTTGCCGAGTTCTTCGTACAAATACTTGGCATTTGTCAAACTGTCTTTCATTAAAGCATTTATAGCAGCCTGAATAATCTGTGTTTGGCTTAATCTTTCGTCTTTTGATAATGCCGTATTAGTCTGGATCTGGCGTTTTTGCGTGTACATATCCGAAATCGTGCTTTTAATACTGTTCAGATATCTAACCGTCGCTTTCGCCTTTGCGTCGCCGTCGGTTTTTTTATAGGTGTATTTCTCTATCTGCGAATAAAATTCTGTGCTCCACCTGCTATTTATCGTAGAATTTGCAAGCAAGTTTTTCGATACAATGCCGCTTTCTGCTTGCATAGTAGTTGCAGGCAAAACAATATCCGTTACAATACCGCCGTACTGATCAAGCAAATAATGTATTTTCTTCGGAGAACAATTAAAGACTTTTCCGAGCCAGATTGCAATATTGCTTGTGCTTTCGTCGTATCGTTCAGAGGGTTTCGTATTTGCGAATTTTTGCCCCTCTATTTCGCCGCCGTACCACGTCGTATTTGTTTTTATATCCGTAATCGGACTAAAAATAGTACGCGTAAAATTGTCAACAGGCGTAACAGCGGAGGCAATACTGCTTAAATACCCCTCCCACGCGTCCTCGTCGCCCTGCGCATACCACTTCGAGCGTAGATACGCGCCGCCGAATACGCTTACCACTCTGCCTTTCGGAATTTTAAGGAAATTGCCGTCGCCAAAAGACAACACATAGTTGTTTTCTTTAACGTAATCGGAAAGATTGTTGTAATCTTCGTCATCGTCGTGCAGCAAATCATTAAGAGCGGTTGCCGCTATGCCGAGCATAACACTACGAACGATAAGATTTATCCACGATTGCGCCGCGTCCTTACCTGTATAGGCTCTTACCATTTTTGAAAAGCCCTGAATTGCGGGGTTTAAGAACGGCATAATCGTTGCATTAAGTTTCTTTGCGAATATACCTCCTCTACCGAAGTTCGTAGTAACGTCTTGCGCTCTCAAAAGCGATTCCTGAACGGATAAACCAGCCTCACGCGAGCAAATATATTCTGCAAGTCTGGGTGCCATTTCGATAGCGTTCGAGGCTGCCTCTACTTTTTGCCCTGCTTTCTGGATAGCGTTCATATTTTTGTAATTTAAGCCTTTTTCGTAGTCATATACGCTTGCAGAAGTAATACCCGCCGCCTTTGCCTCTTGCCAGTAAACGCCGTTACTTGCAATTTGCTTTCTTGCCTCCATATATGCCGCAGCGAACTTTCTGAGCGGATAGCGAGTATAAAGTCCTGCGTCCTGAATATCTCGTATCGGGTTACGGAAGAATGAGAAGAACGGGTTAAAGGACGTAACAAGTTTCTTAAAGGCAGAGTTTAATTTCGCTGCACCGTTAAGAATAGCATTGTTAAACGCGCTATCGCCAGACGGCTGAAACGCCTCAATACCTTTGTAGAAATTACGCGACGTTTCCACCGTAACACGTTTACCGTCGTGATAAAATGTTATCTGGTGTGTATTCTTTGTTTTATCCTCAAAGGTTTTTACAAGCGTATCGGTATCAACGTCAATGCTTGCGTCCTCTGACGAAACAACTCTGAACTCGTCGTGCGCTTTCCCGTTAAGTACGTCTACAAGCAATTTATTTGTTCTTGCCGACGCATATTTTTGTAAAGTCTGCTGGGCAACGGTATCGTCTATCGGCAAAATACGAGTATCTGCGCCGATTGCTTGTTTTTTTGCATTGTTTACGCGAATATTGTTCTTGCCCTGTATGGTTGCAATACCGCCTGCGTGTTCTTCTCTAAGCGTCGGAACATAGTGCGGATAAAGTTCCATAAGGTGGTCTGCGTATTCCTGCGAATACATACCGCTATCAACCGAAAGTTGCAAGTTGTTGTCATTGAATTTCCATACTTTTTCTGCAATTTTCTTAAACTGCGGATAAACCGATTCAATCTGCGCTATCGCCGCGCGGCTATCTGCTGCCGTTACGTTCTCGCCAAACACGGGTTTCCCCACCGCCATACGGTCGATATTGTGATAATGCAACAAATATTCCTGAAATTTTGCGTAAGCCTGCCCGTCTTTTTTATCGAGCGCATATATCGGTTGCCAGATTTTGCCCCACGATTCGCCTAAACGTGTTTCGCCGTCAAGACTAAACTGTGCGCCCTCTATATCGAGTGCGTTCATACCAGCGTTCTTGCCCGCTCTAACGTAGTTTGTTACCGCAGTAGCGTCCTGAACGCCAGCCTCACGCATAACCCTTTCAACACCAGCCTGCGCGTTCGTCATAGCGATTTGGAACCCCTCTTTATACTGTTTCGTGTCGCTCTTAACTTGTTCTGCAAACTGCTCTTTTGTAGCCTCTTTGGTTATAACGTCTTTAACCGAAACTCTGCTGTTCGGTAATTCCGTCATAACCTTATCTGAGCCTTTCGTGCTGTCGAGTTTAGCCTGTTGCTCTTCGGAAAGCGCGTAACGAATATCTGCTGCGGTAGTAGGGCTTGTGTTTGTTACGTCTTTTATCTGGTTTTGTTCCCACGCAATGTAATATTTTTCGTATTTGCCGTAATTGACCTGAATACCGTCATAACCTAACACTTTCTTTATGGCAGCGTTCAACTCGTTCGGATAATAGCCAAACATTGTGTTATCGGTAAACATTCCGATTTCGTCCATTTGTGCGGCAACTTCTTTTATAACCGATTCGGTAGCACCTTCCGTCCAATATCTCTCGCTATAATTACCCAAAGGGCTATCTTCCGTGCTATAAATATCTGGGTGCATTTTAAGCATTTTCTCTGCCTGAGATTGCGTTACGGGTTGTCTATAAAACTGATCTATTGTACCGCCGTTATCGCCCACCTCAATAATAAACGGGTTTTTAAGATTCAAGTAACCCTCTATCGTCCTGTTTCCGTAAGCCCCTGCGTGGTCTTTATTTGTAGTAAAGTAGTAACCCGAACCAAACTGGTCTATGCCTTTACCCACTCTGCCACTATCAAACGTGTAAAAATCATTATTCGTGCCGTGATATACCACAAGCAAATTTCCGTCGTTGTCGGTAACTTTACTGTCTGCAAAATATTTTTGCTGTTCGGCAGATAAAACTCGCCCCTCTGAATCCATTTTCGACGATAAAGCATATTTCTTGTTGACTTTTTCGTTGTTTTTGGATATACTATTATCAGAGAGAGCGTTCGACCGCCCTGCAACCTGTGTGTTGTTACTGGTCGAATTGCTCTCTTTTATTTTTACAATATCGTAAAAAGTGGCAACATTGTTGCTGCCCTGCGCGATAAGCAATTCGCCCTTGAACGTTTTTCCGTCAAGAATAAAAGACACATTATACCTGTTGAAACCGCCAGCATTTACAGGTTTTGTATGCTTTGCGCTTTCGTGCCCGATAAGTTCGCCTGTCTTTACAAGGTTTATAAGTTCCGTTGACGCTCGCATTTTTGCCGAATATTCCGAACCGCTCTGATTAAACAGTCTTTGTGTGTCTTTTGAGTGAGTATATTCTTTTTCGGATATTCTGCTATACGTCGTTCCGTCAATAGTTTTGCCTCTGAAACGTTCTTGAATATATTTTCTTGCAACGTTACCAAGTTCTTCGCGTTGTACGCCGTCAAAAATATGCTGGTCGGTATCGACAATAACTGTATCTTTGCCGTCAATAGACGCTATACTCATTCGGCTTGTATTTGCAATGCCATTTGCAATTTTACCCTTATTTTGATTATACAACGCCTTAAATCTGTTTTCGAGAATTTGTACGTCTGCCGCAACCGCCGTATCGACGGCGGCGGCTTTTTTCTTAAAACCTTTAAGCCAGTTTAGACAACGCTGTATAAACGTCGGTTTTTCTGCCGTAAGTTTTGCAAGCATATTGCGATTTCCGAGCATTTCTCTCACATAATGCGCCGTAAGTTCGGACGGTAAAATTTCCTCTGCAAACAAAGCCTCTTCGTTCTTGTAGAGTTCCTTATACGCATTCTCGATTTTCGCCTTTTCTGCGGGGCGTGCGTCGTAATACTCGGTTGCCATTTTTGCTATATCCGAATATCCCTCTGTTCCCTCGAAAGCGTGCGCAAGTTCTTCAAGAGTGATTTTTTCTACGGAATTTACGCTGTCGGGGCTTAAATAAATTGTATTATGCCCGCTGCGCGAATAACATACGCCGTCAACGGCTTTTGCTTTACCGTCGCTGCTCTTAGCGGAAATATTCGCAAACCCTATGCCAGTGCCAATATCGGCAGCAATTTGTGCCATTTGCTTTATTTTTACGTTATCCACGCCGTAACGCCACCCAGAGGCGATAGTCCACTCAACCTCTAACTTCTCGCCGTAAGAAAGGTTTTCGTAGCCTTTTACGTTGTTTCTTGCGTAAATTTCAGCGCGTTTCATTTCAAGCGGTTTTAAGGTCTGGCTCTTATTCCCTGCGGGTTGGCTATTGAGTTCTGCCTGTTCCGAAAGCGCATAACGAGATTTATTTTTCGGTTTTTCGGACGTGTTCTCGTGAATAAGCCCGTCCTCTTTTGCCGCTGCAAACAATTTATCGAAAGCCGCATTTATACGCGTCCTTTCTTCGCCGCGCGGCATAATATACGCTACTGTTCCGTCGGCTAAAACAGCCCCCTCGGAATGTCCAGAAAGGTAATCGTTGGACTTTGCCGTCTTGTCGGTTATATACGACGCAAACGCCCTTGCAAGCATTTCACAGTTGGATTCCCAATACCCACCGTCTTTACTATGCGTTGCACTTATTTTCAGCGCGTCTTTGTAGTATTCCGTTTTTTCTTTTACTTTAACGTCTGGCGTTAAACCTGCGTCCTGAACGGCGTGCGCAAGCGCGAGCCTATCTTCTTTCGCTAAGCCCTTGCCTGTTATTTCTTTCTTCAAATCGCTTAAATCGTCCACAACAGAACGTTTGTTGTCGTAGAATTTAGCAAGAGCCTGAGCGTCGCCTTTTCGCGCCTGCTCTGTAAGTTCGGCAAATCGTTTGAAATCTGCCTCGGTTGCCATACGCTTGTAATACTTTTGATTGACATAATTTTGCATTGTTTCCTTGCTCATTTTGCCGTTTAATGCCGCAAAATTATTGTCAAGATAATATTTCAGCCGCTGCTGGTATCTATCCGCTTGTTTTTGGCTCGCAAGAGCGTTTTCTTCCACCGTGCCGTCGCGGTAAAGCATAGTGTTTACAAGTTCGGTTGCGGCGGCTCTTGTATTTTTCGGTAATTTACTGAAATTGCTCGACATTTCGGACTGATTCGTATCGCCAGAAATATAGTCCTCGAACGCGTGCCACCACTCGTGAGCAAGAGAGCCCGCACCATTCATTTTCGTGAGGTTTATAACTTTTCTCAGCGGCTCATAATGCGCCGCTGCCCCCGTCAAGCCCTGACCGCGAGAGCCGAAACCTATATTAAGCGTTCCGTTAAGCGAAATATCCGTCTTTTCCATACCGAGTGCGTCTGCTAAATCGCAAAATGCGTCGTAGCCGTAATTAAGCGAGGTTTTTCTGTCGAGTTCGGAAAGCCAGTTGCCAAATTCGCCGCCTTTTATTCCGAAATCGCGTATATAATCGTCGCCTGCAATATCCCTGCCCTGACGGTAATCAAGCCCCTCACGGTGCACTTCCGAAAGTTGCTCGGGCACATATCTCTGTTTACCCGCTTTTGCTGCCGTCGTAGCCGATCCGAAATGCTCTTTACCGTAAGCGATAGCCTCTTCAATCGTGTTAAAACCTACGGCAACGCGATAGCCGCTTTTGACGATATAATAATTTCCTGTTTCCGCTTTACTTCCATAAAAAGAATCGGCGGTTTTGCGAATTTCATATCCGCGTGGCAATTTACTGTCGGACGGAACACCGAACCCCTCCATTAAAGCACGCTCTCCGAGAATATTAAAACGTTGCGCCATTTTATCTACGGCAACTAAATAATTCGAGCCGTAAAGAGCAGGGCTGCGATAATATTTATCCGTCCACGTCAAGCGACCGTTTTTAAGTTCGGCATAGCCTTTTTCGGTTATCCACTTTGTACCCATATCCTTGAAATCTTCGGCGGTTTTGGCGTTTGAAGCCATTTTCCGAATCTCAGTAATTTCGTCGGCATAAAGTTTTGCGGCAGCAAGAATATCTGCCTCGGACTTATTCCGATAACTGAAAGCAGAGGACGGTGTTGCGTTCAAAGACTTATAAATTTCGTTTTGGGCATACAATAAACCCCTATCGCCACCGTCGGCAACAGCCTGCTCCCAGTTCGGGCGTTTCCACACGCGTTCTTTCTTTGCGTACTTCTGAATTTCGCGGGCGTTCATACCCTCCATATCGGCAGAGGTAAGCCCTCGCGCCGCCCATTCGTCCTTACGCGCACCGCCTATTTTCTCGCCGAAATCAGCCTGTTTTTTTGTGGTTTTCTCTGCTTTTTCAGCCTTTGCCGTTGCGTCCGTCGCGGCAACTTCTTTCGCCGTGCTATCGGCTGTTTTTGCTTGATACAACGTGCCCGCACCCTGATTGTCTACGCTCGTTTTTATAACGTCATAACCAGCAGCGGCAAGTTTTGACTGCATTTCGTCAAATTGAGCAACGGAAAAACCTGCCATTTTGATACGTTCGCTGTACGCTTTTGAATCTTTGCCGATAAGCGTAAGAGAAAGCGTGTCAGCGACGGTCGTCGCGTCATTAAAAAGAGCATAGTAATACTCGCCGCTTTGAACAAGCACAATCGCCTTACCATTTCCTTTTTTACTCTTAGAATACGCCTCTTTGCTCTTAAAATAAGCCTGTACGTCTTTCGATAAAGAATGAAATTCTTTCACCGTGAACTCTTTATATCCTTTACCGTCGGCAAAACCTTTTTTAAGTTCCGAATCGGTGATTTTATCCGCTGTTTCCGTCTTGCTTGCGGTTTCGGCTTGTTTCTTCGCTTTCGGCTGTTTGACTGGCTTTGCAACTTGCGCGGTCTGAGCGGCAGTTTGCGCTCCGTCAGCAAAAGACGCGGTATAATCAATTTTTACATTATCGTTTTTAATTCTTACGCCGTTCATAGGCATAATGCAAGCGTCTCCGTTTTTGCCTTTGATATACAGCACGTCTAAATTAAAACCGTCTTTTGTTTGCTTATGTTCTGTAAGAAACGTCTGCGGACTGTCGATTGTGTCGATAACTCGGCTTACAAGTTTTGTGTTATAATAAGTGTCGCCTATTTTGCTTATTGATAATTCGGACTTTTTTGCAGGAACAACCGCACGGATAGCGTCTGCGTCTATAATAACCTCGCGCATATCTGTGCTATTTCTGTATTTATCCAAAATTTTGCCGAAATCAATGCCGCCTTTTGCCTCGGTAAGTCCTCCTACGGTATTTGTGTAGGCTGCACAAAAGTAACCGTCGCTCACATATTGAACGCCGTTCATAACATACGCGCCGTGTAAATTTTCCCGAACGTCTTTTGATAGTGTTAAGGAAACGAGCCTTTCACGCGCTTTATCGAGTTTAGGTCTTTTCTTCGCAGTAGTCTTTTCCCCTGACGTTTCGCTCTTTTTAGTAGGCTTAGCCGCCGCCCGTTCGGTGCTTTCCGCGCCTTGTGAATGGTATTGCTCTTTATACCATTTCGGCATTTCCTTGCCGTCGAGTTCGATTGCCCTATCCATTATTTCGACGTAAGGCTTTTTACCTGCGCGTATTTCGTCGGCGTGCTCGGAAATTGCTTTTGCCAGAGATTTTGCCGAATATAAACCCTGCCGTTCATAATCGGATAAATCGCCCATTGCATACTCTGCAACAACGTCTATATTCTGCCCGTCGGGCGTGTTCATAGCCTTATCGTAATCAACAACGCCTAAATCGCACAGTTCGCCCATAACGCGCTCCGTCGCAACGGGGCTTTCTTTCAATTTGTTAATTTCTTGCTGCTTGCTGGTAGTAGTTTCAGCCTTTTTAACCGTTTCGCTGCCTTTTTCGGACTGTTCAACTGTATGTTTCTCGGGTTTCTTTGTTTCCGCTGCCTTTTTGGTGGTTTTTTCGGTTGTTTCTGTCGTCTTTTCAGCAGCCTTTTTCTTTTTAGGCTTTGTTTCTTCCACCTGTTTTGCAGTCTTTTTTTCGCTCTGAGCCGCATTTTCTTTCGTAACCTCGGTATTTTGCGCAACGGAAGATTGCCCCTCGGTCTTAACGGTAGGGGCGGCGGCTTGTGTCGCCTGTTGCGGTTGTCCGACGTTCGTTTGAGCGTTTGTTGCGGCAGACTGTGGCGTTACAAGGGCTTTTATAGCGTTGACGAGTTCGGTTTTTGTAAGAACGTGAGAAATATTGCCGTCTAAATAGAGCATATATTTTCCGTCTGCGGTTTTCGATACGCCTGCATAAGTCTTTTCGCTTACCTTAAATACGCTTATACCGTCCTTAAATGCCGTCTTGTCGGTAATCGTGTTTGCGTCTGCTACCGCCTCGTTTGTGTTGATAACACGCGCAATTTCTTTTTTCGCTGCCGACATAGCCGACAGTTCGGCTTTTTTACTCGTAAGCACTTCGCTATTCGTTGTTTGAATTTTATCCACGAAATCGTCGTAAGTAATAGAGTCAACGTCTATCCCGAAAAGGTCGTTTATGCTTTTTTTCTGCTGCGGCGTTGCCTCTTTCTGGAAATTACGAAAATCGGCTTGCATTATTTCGCCAGCACGCTGATTTGAAACTGCGTCGTAAACAGAATCTTTACTCATAACAAGTTGACCGAGCGCGTCGGCAACCGCAAATTGCGTTACAAGGCTCTTATTATTTGTAAATTCTTCTACGCTATTAAAATGAAAAGGTTTGCCCGTACTTGCGTCAATAACACTTCTCTCATTGATAGCCTTTACAAAACTTTCCGCGTTCGCAAGAATATTCGCTCTGCTACGTTGAATAATCGGCTCGAAAGTAAGTACTGTGTTCGCCGCCTCCATTTGACCGAGTATACGTTTTTGCGCAATCGATAAAGAGCCGTCCGTTCTGGGCTTTGCTGCGTCGTATTGATTCACAAGATTTGAAACGTATTGATATGCCTCGCTCCCTGTTGCGTGTTCTGTTTCATACTTTGCAAAACTACGCGCCGTATCAAGCGTGCTTTGCGTAAGCGTTGAATTTTGAGCAATGTGCGAACCCCTGACAATTTGCTTTGCCGTTCCGTAAACGTCGCCGATACCACCCATTAGCGCGCCAGAAATACCGCCGATAAGCGCGGCATAGCCAATTTGTTGAGCAGTAGCATTTTCTGCGTTTGGATCAACTTTTGTCCAACGCTGATAGTACGGATCGAGAAATTCACTCATTCCCTCCTCGAAAGCCTCGCCCGCAAAGTTAGAAATAATACCTTTCACTATTCCTTTCTTCGCCAGAGTTTTAGCCGTTTGTTTTGCAAACAATTTTGCGCCGACTTTACCTGCCGCACCAGTAAGCCCCTCTAACGCGCCCTCTGTTACACCGCTGATAGTTCCGTATAAAAACTCTTTCCCTCCGAGTTCGCCTGTTTTTTCATACGCAGACGTGACTCCCATACCAGCCGCTCCAAGCCCAGCCGTAACGCCAGCAATAATGCCAGCAGAAACGCTGGATAAAGTGCCGCCAGAGAAATAGGCAATAGCCCCTGCCGCCGCAACCGCTGCCATTGCTGGTACAGAATTGCCTACGCCACCCGCAATGTCGCCAACAACCTGCATTGCTTTTGACGGGTTATACGCCTCGGTTATATCGTTCAATGCTCTACCTGATATGTTGTTCGCGATTTGAGCCTCTGCCCACTCGTCTGCACCAAATATTTTTGCTATGCCACCAGCAGTGTAGTCCCAGATGCCCTCCAACATACTAAATGCGCCTAAGCCTGCTCTTTCGATTGTATAGAGCAAGCCGCTGCCCTGATTGTTTGCTCTGGCAGGACTATCAAATGTACCTGAAAACATTTTCTGCAAGGTTGAGCCGTTAGGGTTAAGTGCCGATTTCATAGAATAACCAGATTCTGCAAGTTGAGCAAGGGTAGATTTCCTACCCGTGCCACTTACAGTTCCGCTTTTTGTAACTTTCGATAAAGTTGACATTTTTTACCTCTTACTTTTTATACTTCTCGTACATTGCCTTTAAGTACGCTTGATATGTTCCGTATTTCTTTTTGTCGCTGTTATTATTACGATTAAATTCGTGCTCCGTTCTTATTCCAGCGTTATACTTTGCAACGTCGCTATATGTGAGCGTACCAGCCTCTGCTTTATTTTTTGTATCGCTCGTAGGCGAATTATCGGCAGAATATTTTGATTGCACACGCGTACCGCCGCCCGTAAACGCACTAATAGCGTTTGCGAGTTCTGCGTCGTTATTATCCGATTTTAGTTTAGTCCAACCTTTGCTCGTATAAAGATACATATTTCCGTAAGCAACTATCAATCTGCCAGCATTTCCGTTTTCGTTGCTGTTTGTATTCCACCAGTTCCATAATGTGCCGCCGCCTGTATTAGACGGCGTTTTGGTTGCGTCGCCCGTCGCAATTCTATTGAGTTCTGAAATAATTTCACTATCGGTAATAGTAGAACTGCAAAGCAAGTCGTATTCCTTTTTGTCGTTTCCGCCTCGCGAGGTAGCACCGATAGTAATATCAACGTCGTCATTATTTCGTCCGCTACCAAGCCCTTGTAAGTTCCAGCCGCCAGAACAAGCGTTATAGTTTTCGCCGCCCGCTTTTTCTTTGAGCGTTTTATACATTGAGTAGGTCAGTTTTCCGTCCTTATACCATTGCTCAATATCCTTTTGCGCGGAAAGATAAGATTTAATTTTCTTCTGGTCGTCAGAACCGAAATCGGTGTTTGCGACAGTTTCTACGGTTACGGTAGCATACTTATTGTATACAGTCTGTAATTGCTCTTTGGAAATATAGCCCTTTGTGTAATAATCTTCGGCGGTTGCTATATTGTAATCAAGCGAGGTTACATCGCCTTTTGAAATGCTATCGTTGATAGTGTCAACGGTATTGTTACCCATTTGTTCGCGTATCGTCTTTTCGTATGTCGCCCTGTCCTCGTCCGACAAACCAAGTTTCTGTAAGCCGTCAAGATATTCGTCAAGCGAGCCTGTTGCCGCTGCGTCCACGTTAGCGAGCGCACTTTCAAGTATCGCCTTACTTTTCTCTTCGGAGGCTTTATTTTTTGTGTTTTTCAACAAGGTTTTTAATGAGGCAACCTGATCGTCTGATAGACCGTATTCTTTTGCTATGCCGTCAATCGCCTCTTCGGTATATGTAGTATTCGTGTCTTGAACACCCGACCACAAAGAATCGAATACGTTTTGCTTTTTACTGCTTGCAGTCTGCTCTTCATTGTATTTTCTCTGCTCTTCAAGTTGCTGACGTTCGTATTCGCGCTGCTCGGCTGTTTTTTGTTCGTTATACTTGCGCTGTTCTTCGAGTTGTTCTTCATAAAGAGCCTTTTCCGCAAGTTTTTCGTTCATTGCGGTTATATACTGCTGATACGTAGCCTGATTATTTGATTTAGAGGCGATTTCCTGCGCCGTAGCAGCCTGAGCGTCTGCACGTTTCTGTGCGTAAGCCTGTGCCTGCAAATAATCGGAATAGCCGCCGCCCGTTAAGCCCATTTGAGCAAGCGTTTCAGCGTTCGTTCCGTAGGTTGCTTTATTCTGCGCGTAGGCGTTTTCAGCGTTAGCCATAGCGCGGGCTTTCGTCTGCTCTGCTTGCTTGTTTGCAGCGTCAAGTTGTTCCTGATAGCCCTTTTTCATTTCAGCGATATAGTCCTCATAAGACATTTTGCCGTCAGTGGTCTTATCTTCTTTCGTTTGGGCGGCGGGCGTTTCTTTATCCGCTGACTCGTTTTGTTTAACCTGTTCGGCTTGCGACGGCATTTCTGTTTCCGCAGGCGATTGAGCAGGAATATAATCGCTGTATTTTACAGCAGATTGTTTCTTCTCAGGATATAAACTCTCGATTATTTCTCGTACCGCTGGGGCGAAATTATCTGCACTTTCGGTTTGACTTTTACTTGTGGAATTGCCAACAGACGGTTTAACTGTCGGCATTGTTTCAATACTGGGGTTGCCTATAATTGCCCCGTCGTCCGTTACGCCGCCTTTCTTACCGCCAGAAAAGCCGCCGTCCACAGTTCCGACGACGTTACTATCAAACTCTGGTTTTTTGATTGCAACCTGATTGTTAGGCAAAGACGAAATCGTGCGTTGTTTTGTTATATCGCCTATGTAATCGCTATAACCGTAGGAGTTTGCTTTTGATTCATACTTCAAAGCGGGCGTTACGCTGGGAAGTTTTGTTTCTTCGCCAGTATACGCACCTATATAACCGCTTTTGCTGCTTTTCGACGGCGTAGGAATGTTTATAAAATCGCCATAAGTGGGGTTTGGCGCGGGTAAGTTCGGCAACGATAAATTGTTTGCGCTGCCAGTACCGCCGACAAAATCGCCATATAAGCCGCCCGCACCGCTATTTTTCTTCTTTTTGCTCGTGGTAGTTCCTAACGTTAAATTCTGCTTAATCATTGAGCCTTACCTCCCATTTTGTTTATGTATTCCAGATAGCCCTCTGCGCCGTCTGCACGCTCTTTTTCTATGTAAGCCTGCGTTTGCAAATCTTTGTTTTTCTGCTGTTCCGCCGCAAGTTGCTGTTCGAGTTGCTCTCTTTGCGCCTCTATAATGCCTCTGATACGTTCTACCATATCTCTTGCGTCTGGATAATGGTGTCTTTCCATTTGTTGCCAGAAAATAAGCAGTGTTTCGAGTTGCTGCGGGTTTCCGTAACAACCGTTCTGGAAATTCAAGCGGTTTTCGCTCCAAATCGTTTCCCTTGACTGCTCCACGTCGCCTGTCGGATCTGTTCCGAATAAATACTGTGTGTTGTAGTAATATTCGCCGTTTTCGTCGCGTTCGATAAAATCGTATCTGTTGAACTGAGCATTTTGCAGCCTGCCCATACTATCGACGTAAGACATTGCGCGCGGCTCGTCAGCGTAAGCGAGGTAGTAAAGGAAAATTACCTCGTCTATTTCGGCATAAGCGGCATTTTTCATTTTACGCTTGCTATCAAGCCGCCCCGCCGATTGATTGACCTGTATTTGCTTTGCCTTGCCGCTCTGAGCCGTTGAATCGGCTTGCCCTTGATAACTGTCGGTAATGCCCATAATGCGCTTTGATTGCTGATAAAGTCGCTCAGACTGTGAAATATCCTGAGTTAAATCTACCTGCAAATCAATTCGCCCGAACAATTTGTAATTGCCTTGCCCCACCTTGATTACGTTCTTATACAACCCGTTGTCGAATTGCCCGATATAATCTTCTGGCGCGGTAGGATATACGCCCGCGTTCATAAGTTTTTCAAGAATACGGCTCTCAATTTTGTTGATAGCCTGCTGTTGCGGACGAATAAACTCGCAATCGGACTGTCCGAAAAGGCTATCCTCTTGCGACGTGTTTTTTCTGATAATAATAGGGAATTTCGACGGTGTATAGTACGGCAGTTTCGTGCGTTCGAGTTTCGGCACCTGTACGGGAACGGTAGCGGGTATCATTATACCGTTTATCTCGTCCATAGCCACGCTGCCGTCCTCTAAAACGGCTTGCTGCTGCGATTCTTCCATTACTACCTGCCCGTCTTTCATAACAGGCGAGGCGGCGGGTATCACGCTGCCGTCGGAAAGTACAATATCGTGGTCGAGTTCCTCGTATTCGTCGTCTTGCAATTCATAGTCTGGCTTGTCGCAGGTGCATAATTCTTTACGCCGTCCGCAGTTCTTGCAAACATATACCTTTCGCGAATAATAGTCCTCAATATCCTGCAATTCGGTATCGCCCGACCAGATATATTGACAGATTTTATCTTCGTCGTTTTTGTAATAGCAAACGTTGACGGTTGCGGTTTCGTCGGTTTCGCCGCCATTCTCGCTTTCGGTATCGTCTGCCACGTCTATGGGAACGCCGTACTTACGCACTAAGTCCTCTTTCGTGGTTTCAAACGTAATAAAGCAGTATTCCATATCGTCAATATCGTAAATGCAAGGCTGCCCGACGAAATGCGACGGCGACCAGCACGTTATTTTAACGTCGCCCACCGTGTTATGTGTCTTTATCGAGTTATCCCACTCAACAAGCCAGATACTACCACCATAAATCGGGGAATACCGTTCGTCTATGTCGTTCATTTTCTCGAAAGGCAGTTGATTACGCTTATTTTTAAGCAGTCTTTCTATGCTTTTCGCGTTTCTGTCGTTCCGTTCGGAATACACCTCTGGCGTTACCGCGGTAGAGGGCAAATAACTCGAAAACTGGCTCTCGATAAGTTCATAAGTAATGTTTCTGCCCGTAAGCGCGGGCTCATCGCTGCCGTCGATAGTTAAATCGCCCTTGTATTGCTTGCTCCACTTGTCGAAATCGTCGCGGAGGGCTGACTGTTGCCCCTTTGCGTTTTCAAACAAGTCCTTAAAAAATTGCAGTTTATTGTCTTTATCTACACGCATTATAACGGTTTACCTCCCTTGCGTTTGATTATAATATCTCGTTCTTCCTGCGTTCTGGCGTTTCTGTAATCTTCCAGTTCGTCAGGTCTGTATTTGACGCGTTTGTCGCTTTCTGCCACCGCAGGGCGCGTCCAGTAAACAGCAAAATACCTTGCCGCGTCTGGGCTGTGCGTAATTTCGTGCGGCTCGGTGGCGCAGTCTGTCGGGTGTTTCTCGTCGCGTTGCAATTCTGGCAGGTATTTTATAAGCCACTTGCAATTTGAAAAGATATGCAGCCGCGATACGCCGTCGGCATTAGGTTTCATAAGTTCTTTAAGCGCAAGCCAGCCCGCCTCTCTATCGTTGCTCGATTTCGTAAGTTCCAGCCCTGCCTCATAAAACAACGTGTCTTTCCCTTTGCCCGTTTCCTGACTTCTGCCCCACAAATCGGGTGGTGCAAGCGTTGCATATATATTCTCGTTTTCGTCTGTAAAATCGAGTATTTTCTGGGCGGCGGTCGATATAGGCAAATCGCTTTCGCATAATTCTCGGTAAAAATAGCAGTTGTGCAAGTTATCCACAGCAACCCAGTAGCAAGCCAACATATCGAGCCCGTAGTCGAAAACCCTGTACCGCCGCCATTCAGGAGGAATTGCGAACGGTGTACAAACGTGTATTTCGCGCCGAAATTCCTCAAAGTATTGCCCCTCGAAGTAGTCCCACTCACCATTTAATAACCCTTGCTTTTCGCTGTCTGGCAAGTTTTCAAGACGCATAACGTAGTCTGGATCTTTTTCCATAAGAAATAGGTTGTCGTAAACCTTGCTCGGAATGAATATACGGCGAGAAATAATCGGTTTTCCGTCTGGTCTGTAACCTATAACCACGTCGTGCGGCTTGTTCCACTCGCCTATATCAACGAAACGTTCTTTAACCCAAACGCGCCCCGCGCCTGTCGGGTTTGTGGACGATTTCATATATTTCGGATAGCCGTTTGCGCCTCTCAGACGCGAAAGCATATATGTGTAGGTAAAGTTCGTAAAATGCGTCAACTCGTCAAAGCGGATAACGTCGTACTCTGCCGATTGATAATTGTACACGTCGGTTTCGTTTTGAAGATACCCGCAGTCGATTATGCTGCCGTTGATAAATGTGAACGTGTGCGCCGTTTGATTATAGGAATATTTCCCTCTCGGATAGACCGCAAGCATTGTACGCAGAATAGAACGCTCCAACTCAGGATAGGTCTTTCTGAATATAATCTGCTTGCTTTTCGGATATTTCAATGCGTACAGCATAGCGTCGATAACTTGCCCGTAACTTTTGCCGCCGCCCGCCGCCCCGCCGAACAGTACCTCTGTCGCCTCTGCCTCAATAAATTCCTGCTGCTTTTCCGTAATCTCTAAGTTTATGGAATTGTTTTCGGACTTATTGCGGTTTCTTGACGACATTGATATTTACCTCAAACGGTTTTTCTTGCGTTTGTTCAAGCGCGGACTTGTCAACCATATCGTGGTCGTTGACAAGGATAAACTTTGCGAAATTGCTGTCATACTGTTTCGTTATGCCGTTGAGTTTTGCTATGCCGAGTTGCATTTCCTTTGCCCGCACATACGCGGTATCAAAACGGGGGTACTTAGCGCGCCAGTTCGTCAACGTACTCATTACTACGCCTATCTTTGCCGCAAACAATTCAAACGTCGGATATTTAGGCGGCATAATCATTTTCGGTGTCTTTCTGGTAAGGTTGCCGTCCTTGTCGTAAAACTCCTCGTAAATGACGGTAGGTTCAGGAACAGAGAAAAACTCTAAAAGCATATTGCAATATTTCTCGCTGTACTTATCCGCTGCTTTGTTTTCCTTTTGGAAACGTGTTTCAGAACCGACAGGATTACCTTTCTTAAACTGTCCGCTGTTGCTCTTCTTCTTTTTAGTTGTAGTGGTTTTTTTATCGCTCATTTTGTAAATTACCTCATTAAAACAAAATAAGCCCCACTCCGACTATTAGGAGCAGGGCTCTAACCTCTAAGGGTATTGGCACTATGTAAAAAGTATAGCATAGTTTTTACTTGAAATAGTACCCGAAAAATATTTACCGTCTTTCTCTTAGGTAGATATAACATACTTAGTCTTATATTTTATAATATATTTCATAGTATATAGTTATAATTACTTAGTAGATAGGCTTGCTTTTTTATATCAACAGCAAATATAAGGCTATTTCAAATATCGCTTTTCGCTTTCTGTTGTAGTAAGCGTTATGCGACATATAGAACTGTATTTGACTACGGTCGTAACCTCTGTTGTCGGCAATATCAATAAGAAAGTCGGCGCGGCAGCCCTCTTCTATTTCGTCAAGAGCCTTGTCGATTGCCTCATTCGTTTTTATGTACGATTGCAGCGTTTCGGCAGCAATGTTTCCCTCGCGAATAGCAAGGGCTTTACGGTCGTAATCGGCGCATTGAGCCCTTACGACTTTTATTACCCCCTGCGGCAATTCGTATTTATAAAACTGTTTCGGTCTGCCTATCGGTCTGCCTGTAATTACACTTTGCATAATTGCCTCCATTCTTATTGACTGCCTTTAATTAAAACGGTAAATCGCCGTCGTCTATCGGTTCGAGTTCGGGGCGGCTGCGCTGCGCTCTGGTCGTTTCCCCGCTATCGTCGCTCTTATTTGCGGAAGATAAGAACTCTACCTCGTTTGCAACGATTTCGGTTACATTGCGCTTGTTGCCGTCGTTATCCTCGTAAGTCCGCGTTTGCAGGCTGCCGACAACGCCAACCTTACTGCCTTTTCTCAGATATTTTGCGCAGTTGTCCGCTTGTCCTCGCCACGTCTTTATGTTGAAAAAGTCTGTCTGGCGTTCGCCGTTACTATCGTTATAAGGGCGATTGACGGCTATTGAAAAATTACAGAAAGAAATTCCGCTCTGCGTTTCCCCGTAGTCTGGATCGCGCGTAAGATTGCCGATTAAAATAACCTTATTCATTGATTAAATCTCTCTCCATACGCCGAGCCTTGCCGCGAGAATATCCGCATATTCGCACATTTTCTGTAATTGCAGTTGCAACAAATATCTTTCGCCGTCGTTAAGTTTATCGCTGCTCTTCGATTGTAAGAATTGAGCCAGTTTCTGCGCTCTTGCAACCACTTCGGCTTTCTCTTCTTCGACGCGTTCCTTTGCCGTCTTTTCTCTTACATCTTCGCACTCTATATCACATTCCGCAAGTTCCTTTTGCAGCGCATAGCCCTCCAATTCCCAGAGTTTTCTTTCTATGCGCTCCATACAGCAGCGCGCGCCGATTTCTTCGTTGTAATTCGCTTTATCTACGCAAGCACTCGATTCTGAAAGAATAAAGCCGCTTTTAAGCGTTACCGTTACGACGGTACATTTTTCCTGAACGGTGGCAACGTCGATTTTCGCCTCCGCAATAAGTTTTGCAATCTGTTCCTGAGTTACTTTGTTCTTTGACATTTTAATGTCCTCCTAAAAAATAATTATTATATATAACGGGTTTATACCGTTTATATCTACTTAGCCCTCTGCAATTTCCGACTTAAACCAGTCGCAATCAATTACGGCAACGCAATCGGGGCAAATAAGTGCGTCGTCGCTGTATTTATCCCTGAAATAATCAAGCGCGTTATGAATACAACGCCGTTCTGTTGCGATTAGGCAATACCAATAATCGAATTGTATATCGCCGTCGTCATTTGTGTAAGAAACCGCAATAATGTAACAATACTCGTTGTAGTATTCATTTTCTTTGTATGTTAAATTCAACTTTTCGTATTGCCAGCCATCTACCGCCTCGCCGTCGTCATACGGCTCGTTGTGCAGCACGTCGAGCACGCACCACATAAGCGGCGTTTTGTATGTCGGAAACGAACACGCCGACAACATAAAGCACATAATTACAACAATAAGTGCCGCGACTATTCTTTTCATATCCACAACACCTCCGTAACGCCGCGAAAGCCCTTTTGCCAGACAAACCACGCGTAAGCGACCGCAGAGCCGCCGCCCGCTTTCATTTCGTCGAAACGTGCGTTTTTAGCGCATAAAACGCGCTCAGAAAAGACGTAAATACTTTTTGGCGGGAATTTCTTAAACAGTTCGTTATATCGCGTCTTTCCCTCTAAAAACGTCAATTTCAGAAACATATAGCAACGGCAGCCGAAATGCAATATATCCAACGCTTTTAATACAAATTCTTTCGCATATTTGTACGGCGGGTTAGTGATTATATCCATATCTGCCCAGTATTGCAGCGCATTAGGTGCAACGCTCAAAAAGTCTAATAATTTGTATGTATCGGAATAGCCTCTGTCGATAATATCCGTCGAAATGACGTTATAACCGCGTTCTTTGAGCCGTTCGGATAAATGTCCCGCGCCGCAAGCACATTCCCAAACGTTTTCATTCGGGCGTTCTACCGTAAGCAATTTATCTATCGCTATCGGATCGGTTGCATAGTAATCGTCTTTTTCTCGCTCTTTGTCGGTGTGATTGCTCGCGCCCAGCGTTTTATATACCGAGTTTCCGTTTCCTACCCAGTCGCTCATTTCTCGTCCTCCTCGTCCTCTATTTCCGTTACCAACCCTAAATTCGCTAAATCTTCGAGCAAAGCCGCGTCTTGCGTTTCAATAGCCCGCTGCGCAATTCTTCTCAGATACGAATTGAGAATTTCAAAGCCGACGGCAATACTGTTGCCCCACTCTTTAACGTATCTCGACTTGCTGCTGTGCAGAGCCTTACTGACCTTGTTAAGCAATTCGTTGTAGTCCATTTTTATAAGCATTTTCACTTTCTAATTCCTCCAACTTTTTCAGCCATTTTGTTTTTATAACTTTTTCAAGATAGTCAGCATTGTATTTTGGCTTTGACGAAACGCAGGAAAACGGTCTGCCGAGTTCTTTCTCTCGAATGATTTCCGTTTCACGCATTTTGTTTATCATAAAGGCGAAATTTTCGGGATAATACTTGTAAAGGTACGCAAAATTTATAAAACTTGCCATAGGGCAATACATACACCCGCAACGCTTTTGCACCTCATAATAATGGTTGAATATCGGTTGCGTTTTTGCCCACGCCCAAATCGTTTCTTCTTCGATACCGTTTTCAACAAGCGGGTAACGTTCTATTTTTTGTAAATCTACCCGCTTTGCAAAACGCTTTTCTTCGTCGGCGCAATAACCGATATAAAAAACAGTATAAAAGCCTTGTTTTTTCATAAATTCTTGCAACTGCTTTTTCGCTGTTAGTTTGTACTTATCATTACACCAACGCGCAACTCTTGTCGGAAAGCCGTACCTTTCGTAAAGTTCGCTCCACGATTTTGTCGGCTTTATTCTCACAAACTTTATTCCGAACCGCTCGCATTCCGACTGCATATAATCAATTACGTTTTTTATGAACGGATAATCGATTTCAAGTTCAAAATGCACCACACCGTCAAGCGGGTATTTATCAAGGTTGTGTAAAATAAGATTGAGCATAAATAAACTGTCTTTCCCGCCCGACACGCTCGCCCAATATGACGGGCGCAATGCTAATTCTGTGCTTTGCATAATTCCTCCACATAGCACCACGACTGCGGCGGGCGA